ATCAGCCTCTCGATCTTCGGCGCTTCGCTCAAGACATTTATGATCGTCTTCGCAAACTAGAAACAGCGACTCGGTTCACCGCACCCGTAGTAGATTTTGCTACCAATATTCCACCTTATCCTCGTCAGGGAGACATATTTTATGATCTTGACTCTGAGCATCTGGTTTATTGGAACGGTACTACTTGGTACAAATTGACTCAAACCACTTTGTAATTTGTTACTATTACGCTCATGAACATATCCCTTGATAGCGCGATGTCTATGGCGCAACTAATAGCAGTAGCCGTAGTTTTGCCTAGCGCCGGGTTCAAGATGTGGCGTAAATTAGACGAAAGATTGACCGCTCAAGATATACGATTGGTTCGTATTGAGTATCAACTTTACGAGAACGGAGGCCAATCTATGAAGGATCAAGTCAATAAACTGGTTACTGATGTAGCGGTTCTTAAAGCGACCGATAAAACTAGAAGATCGAAGGTGAACGCATGACGATAGATATCAAGAACTTGCTGGCTCTTTGTGAGTCTAATTTAGATTATGCCGAGACAGGCGATAACGACACTAAGTTTGGTAAATGGTTTGGCTTGAACAATCAACCTTGGTGCGCCATGAGCGCCTCTAAGATGTTCTTCGATAATGACGCTATTAAGAGCGTATCGGACAAGCCTAAAGGCTACGCAAGCTGCGATGCTTGGCTCAAGTATTTAACTAAGAACAATCAACTCGTTTCCGTAGGTCAGGCTCAAGCCGGAGATCTAGTGTTCTATCAGTTTGACACAGACGCTCAGCCGGATCATGTCGGTATCGTAAAGAGCCACAATAAGACTCTCAAAACAATCCAAGTCTACGAAGGCAATACGAGTTCAGGTAAATCAGGAAGCCAGTCAAACGGAGGCGGTTACTATCTCAAAAAGCGTAGCTACGCTACAATTATGGCGGTTGCTCGACCAAAATAAACTAAGGAGGCAAGAAAGTATGTCACCGAAAATGATAAGTATTTTGAAGTCTTACGCTCGTGGTGTTCTAGTCGCTATCACACCTTTGTTGGTAATTGGCTCTACTGATCCTAAGGCGTATCTTGCTGCTGTTGGGGCTGGAGTTATCTCTCCTGCGATCCGTTCCATGGACAAGAAAGATCCAGCATTTGGCAAGGTCGCAGACATAGTAGATCTTGAAGTTGATAAATTGGCTAAAGCCAGCAACAAAAAAACTAAATAACTTTTCAAGGTAGAAGCCCCGCTTTAATCGGCGGGGTTTTCTTTTTATGTGAGATGAGTTACGATTTACCTACGGAGGCAATTATGGGATTAGCAGACAAGATAGGTAAAATAAATAACGATCTTCACGGCGGTATTTGTCACTATCAAAAGTTAGTGGACTCTATGCCGGAGGAAGACAGAAAAGCATTAGCCGAAGCTTGGGCTAAGGAAGTATCGCAAAGAGTTATTTTACAAGCGTTGCGCTCAGAAGGTTACAAGACAAGCAACGAGGCTATTAGATCTCATAGATTAGGTGTTTGTAAATGCCCCAAGACTTAAACAAGATATTAGACGAACGCGAGACACAATACGGATCTGCTCACTATAACTTCGCTCAGGCTGGGCGAGGCTGGGGCGCGATCCTCGGAGTAGACGATATACCGGCGTGGAAAGTAGCGTTGATGTTGGACTTCTTCAAATCAATTCGCTGCGTTGCCAATCCGGCTCACGAAGACTCATGGATAGATAAGGTTGGATACACCGAACACGGTAGGCAGATAGCGATGACCGATGAGCCTTAAAGATCAATTAGAGAACATTCCGCCGGAGTTACCAAAAGAGGTAGTAGAGCTTCGCCAGATCATTGTGCGCCTACAAAAGCAACTTAAGAAGGCTAAAGAGCGCACCGAGGATCTAGTAGAGACCACGCAACAAGCTGCTTATGACGCGATGATTAGTATGGGTAAAGTACCTCCGGTCATAGAACCGGCTGCCGATAAATCCAAGAAAAAGGGAGAGGTGGCACTATGGCACATGACAGATTGGCAAGGCGCTAAAAGAACTACTACCTATAATTCCGAGGTTATGCGCAAGCGCGTTCTGGAGTTTGCTAACAAGGCTGTCAAAATTACTGAGATCCAGCGAGCAGATCACCCGGTTCGCGAGTGCTACATATTATTTGGTGGCGATATGGTCGAGGGATTATTCAATTTTCCAACTCAAGCCTTTGAGGTAGACGCGACATTATTTGAACAATATGTCAATGTATCTCGGCTATGCGTAGATGTAGTGCGCTTTGCTCTATCTAATTACGAGAAGGTGACAGTAGTACCAGAGTGGGGTAATCACGGGCGTATAGGATCTAAACGCGACAATGTTCCGCGCTCCGATAACTTTGACCGTATGTGTTATGAACTTGCCCGTCAATTACTTTCGGGGGAAAAGCGATTGACATGGCAAGAGTGCCCGGAAGATATTCAGCGTGTTGAGATTGGGAATTATCGAGCGCTGCTTATTCATGGAGACGAAGTTGGAAGAAATGGCTTCGCCTCTCCGGGCGCTATCGTCAATCATGTATCTCGCTGGCTTTCCGGATCGTACCCTTGGACTTTTCGGGATTGCTACATAGGCCACTATCACACGCATAACGAATGGGCTTTGCCTAACGGTCAAGGATCTGTTTATCAAACCGGATCTACTGAGTCAGATAATCGCTACGCCGGCGTAATGCTAGCTGCGAGCGCTACTCCTTCTCAGCGCCTTCACTTTGTAGATCCTGTCGCTGGTCGGGTAACTGCTGGATACAAGGTTTGGTTGGATTAAATGAGTGAGGCTATTAAGTTTCTTAATTTTGCCGAAGTAGAGACAATCGTAGCCACCTCACAAAAAGGATCTAATACTAAGTTTCTTTTTTCCGCTCACTCTCTTTGGTATCGCTTCAAGAACTATGACAAGAACCCTCCAATGGCCTACGAAGTCAATGGAGAAATAGTTTCGTTGATCTTTGCTACTTACAATCGCGATACCTATTCGAACTTGTACGAAATAGTCACGATTCAAGGTCAAGAAGGAAATGGATACGCGTCTCGGATTTGGGATATTTGGACAAGCTACGCAGTAGAACGCGGGGTGACTCGCTTAAAGATGTCTTGTACCCCTAGTTCAATCACATGGCATCAGCGAAATGGATTGCTTTGGTGGGCGGTAGATCCTTCGGGGTCTTTGAGATCCGATCAACCTTTGTTCGCTACTCGATCAGAACAACTGGCCTACCGAGACTTTGCGATAGATCACCCGTTAGAAGCTCTACCTCCGGCAAAGACTATAAAGAAATTGATCCCTGAGGGGTTGGAGAATTATTCATGGGGAGACAAGAAGCGCACTAAGACTCAAGACGCTATCAACGCAGCCGGCAAATCGTGGTTGCGTGAGTTTATGTTCTAGTCGTCTTCGTCATCTTCGAGATCCAGCAATTCCATATCCGTAATATCTATGCCGGTCTCTTTAGCGGTCAAGACGGCATTCTGAAATAAGTTGAGAGTGCGATTAGCCATGTCCGTTAGTTGATCCGGATACGCTGTATCGGTCTCTAACTCAACGATCAAGTTGTATAGGCTTATATGGACTCGAGCTGCCATTTTGATCTCCTTTGACACAGCCATTGTCTCACCTATTGGCGACTCGCCGGGGCTAAATCCTTGGCAAAGCGTAACTTATCCGTCATCATTCTCCTCAACAGGGGCGTATTCACGCTCCCCCAAACAAAGGAATAGGTATGGCTAAATTCGATATAGAGTCTTACGATACTGTTGAAACTAGACTCGCCCGGTTCTGGGAAAAACACCCAGAAGGTCGCGTTCTGACGAAGCTTGAGTTTCATGATGAACGCCGTTTTATATGTTACGCGGAGATCTATTTTGATCGCGAAGACACAACCCCGGTGGCTACCGGATACGCGGAGGAGATCGTTGGAGCTTCTCCCGTAAACAGAACCTCAGCCCTAGAAAACTGTGAGACGAGCAGCATTGGGCGCGGATTAGCGAACTGTGGCTTTGCCTCTCTTGGCAAGCGCCCGAGCGCTGAGGAGATGCTAAAGGTAGAACGCTACAACGCCGAGCCACGCAAGCCGGTAAAAGAGGTCGCACCAATTCGCGTATTTACTGAGGCGGAAATAAAGACCGCTAAGACCGCAATTGACTTGATAAATATCTCCCCAACCGTCATGGCTCTCAAAGCATTTTGGGAACAATACAAGGATCTAGCCGAGTGTAAAGTTGAAGGCGTATCCATTAAAACTGCGGTGAACAATCGCAAGAAGGCTCTTGGGGCATGAGCATAGATCGCAATACTGTTCTGATTTCTAAGAACGCTCAGCGCACCACAATCGCAGCAGCTCTAAACGCGCTACCTCGAACCGGATCTATTCGCCGAAAGGTCTATGACTATTTTGTGGCTTGTGGTCTCAGGGGCGCAACCGATCAAGAGATAGAAGCAGCTCTGCGGATCTCCGGCAATACATTACGCCCCACCCGGGGTTCGCTAGTCAAAGACGGTTTCATTATTGACACCGGAACTACCCGTAAAAACCACAACAACGAAGACTGTATCGTTTGGCGATCAGTAGAAGGCGAGATGCTCCTATGAGTAAAGAGAATAAATTCAATCCTCCAGTTGGCTACATAGTTACAATCCACGAACACATAGGTCGTATTCACGCTTTGGCTACAAAGCTTGACCAAGATCCCTACGAGATAGCGCAGGTTCTTGAGGCGGTTGGCCTCAGCCTCGTCACAGATCCGTTCGATATGTCTGCCGACTCCGGCAAGGTGATCCTCCAGCAACAGCAGCGTAGAAATTTGGAGGTTGTTCCTGATGAGAAATAAATACATAGCTTTTATTTTTTGGCTTGCCGATCTATTTCACCGCTGGCAGATCAACCTTAATATTCACGGCCTAGATATGAAGCGAGGTAGGAAATGAGCAGCATAACGATCACGCCGGACATGATAGAACGGCGCTTAAAAGAGCTATCAAAAGAGGTAGATAACTCTCACACCGATCTCGCTGAGGCGGAAAAGAATTACTTTGAGACCAAGGCGAAATACGAATTGTCTCTGGCTCACGCCCGGTTATCAGTAGCCAGTAAGAAAGATATAAAGGTGACGGTCAGCGACAAAGCCGATCTTGCGCTGGTGGCTACTGAGGATCTTCACATGAAAATGGCTACTGCCGAAGCTCTAGTCAGAGCAGCTCGGGCTAACGCTTCTCGCATTAGAACGCAGGTGGATATTGCTCGATCTATTGGAACTTCGGTGCGTACTTCTATGGAGTTGGTATGAGCCAAGACGATGCCTTTGTCATGACTCCAATAGGCGAGTCGGTTTATTTTGCCTATCTCCAAGCCATTATGAAACAGAACAATTGTTCGCAAGAAGAAGCAGTAAATATCGTTCGCTCTATTACCGCAATAGCCGATAGCGTCTCGGAATTAGATGAGGAAGACAATGACTGATTTACATGATTTGCTAACAAAATCCCTAAAAGGATTTGACGAGCAAAGAGATCGTTCGCAACAAGTTGAGATTGGGCCAAGTAGTCTGGGTGGATGTCGTAGACGCGTCTATCACGACCTCAAGCTGACGGAAAAAACCAATCTCAATACTGAATCGCTGGCTGCGATACTTGGCACTTTTATCCATAGCGGGATAGAGGAGTCAATCAGAAGGGAAGATCCGTTTGGCGATAATTTCTTTACCGAGATCGAGGTGAGTTCCGGGAGCATGAAAGGTCACATAGACCTATTCATCAAAGATCAAGGAATAGTGGTGGATTGGAAGACCACTAAAGTGAAATCATTACGCTACTTCCCTTCTGAGCAGCAGCGCTGGCAGGTACAAGTGTACGGCTGGCTATTGGCGCAGAACGGTTACGATGTTAAAGAGGTCTCTCTTGTGGCGATCCCGCGTGACGGAGAAATGTTGGATATTCGGGTACACCGAGAACCGTATGATGAGCAAATTGCTAACACAGCTTTAGTGTGGTTGGACTCAATCAGAGAAGGAATTGCCGAGGATAAACCTGCGCCAGTTCCGGAAGAGCGAGTAGCGTTCTGCTCTAAATATTGTTCTTACTACGATCCGACAGGGGAGATTGGATGCCCGAGTACCGCGAAGTAAATTGGGATCAAGCAGCTTGCTTTGATACATATAACGAAATGTTTTATTCGGTGGAGGAAGAAAGAAACGCCCACGCGTATAACTACATAAATGCCGTTAGATCTATCTGCGCTCGCTGCCCTATTTACAATGCTTGTTTAAGTTACGCCTTCCAATACGAAAGTTACGGAGTATGGGGAGGTTTGACGAGTGTGGAAAGAAAGGCGATGATCTTCCCCAAGTTGTACCCGGCTCAGCGAAGGCGAGCGCTCTTTGATCTCGAGAGTTACGGGATCACCAAGGAACAGGTACAGAGCTGCTTGCCGAAAGGATCTAAATGAGTATTCGCCTCATGTCGGAAGTTTGGCGTACCGATCTTCCAACGGTGGAGAAAATGGTCTTGCTTGTCATAGCCGATCACGCGAACGATGAGGGAACAGAGGCGTGGCCTTCTCAAGCTACTATTGCTAAGAAGGCCTCCGTCTCGATCCGTACTGTACAGAGAGCCGTCAATAATTTATGTAAAGAGGGCTATCTCCGTATGGAGAAGCACAAGGGAGGGTCAGCGACTTGTCGAGAAGATCGCCGGCCTCACCGCTACACAATCCGGATCTTGAAATTACGGGGCGACAAAGAGACTACCCGCAAGCTACGGGGCGACTCTCAAGACATAGACGGGGCGACTCTTACGCCGGATACGGGGCGACTTTTACGCCCTAAGAACCTTCCTTTAGAACCACCCTTAGAAACACCCGGGTTTGAATTATTCTGGTCTGTCTATCCTCTCAAAGTCGGCAAGAAAAAAGCGGAACAATCTTTCATAAACTCTTTAGATGAGGTTGAGGTTGAGATAATTATTCAGGGCGCGACTCGTTATGCCCAAGATCCGAATCGGGTTCAGCAATTCACTTTATACCCGGCGACTTGGTTAAACGGGGCAAGGTGGAACGATGAACCTTTGCCAGCCCGAGAGACCACAAAGGAAGAAAAGACGGCGAGAGAGGCATTAGAAGCTCGCAAAAGAACAGAGCAGGAAAGAGTTGCTAGTCAGCGTTTCTTTGATGATCTCGAGGAGCAGCGAGCAAAATCAGTACCGATGCCTGAGGAGTTGAAGAAGATCTTAAAGACAAAAACCCCCACCAAAAGGTAGGGGCGTTTGCCAGCACTCGCGGGTACTTATGTTCCCCGTTTGGCAAAGAGTAATTGATCTTGCGTAATACATGGACTTGACACGCCGTAACTGTTACACTATTCGTAACCGTTATGGTAAAGGAGAGAAATGGAACGCCTCGTATCGCCACAAACATTACAACCCGGCGACCAATTAGTTACCCCTGACAATCATGTATGGAATGTAAAGTTCGTAGATGGGCCAGATCGCATAGGAACTTTCGATGTTGGATTGATTGACAATCAAGGCAACGCTAAATTAGAAATTGTGAACAATCCCGTTAGAATAATTATGTGATTTCTTTTCGTGTAGACGGTCAGCCGATACCGCAAGGTTCGATGAAAGTCATCAATGGACACATAATCCATTCGCAAGGATCGGCGCTCGCAGTTTGGCGAAGCGCCATAGCTCTATCGGCGAAAGCAGCCGGAGCGAGACCAACCCATGAGGCCGTCTCGATGACCCTCGTATTTATTATGAACAAGCCCCGCACCGTCACCCGGCTAGATCCGACCGTTCCTCCAGACCTCGATAAACTTGTTAGGGCAGCCCTAGACGCGCTTACGGCTATTGCCTACAAAGATGACTCACAGGTGATCGAGATCCGGGCTGTGAAGGTCTATGGGGAAAGCCCCGGCGTAGAGGTCGTAATCGCTAAAAAATAGGGGAAAAAATACCCGATAAATCCTTGTCTTTTATAGCCGAATCGGTAGATTAGAGCTATTGGAGGATCTCCCTCCGATGATCTAGCGGAAGGCAATCCGATGACTACTCAAGTTACTACATATGACGCTATGTACGATGCGATCCAAAACCATGCGACAGATACCTACAACGGCAAAACCGGTTGCGCTTGCGGTTGCGCCGGTAATTATGCGGATGCGCAATCTGTCGCAGGGCAGACCCGTATTCGCCGTATGTTAAAAGCCGATTTCTCCAAAGTTTCATTTTACGATTTCGGTCATGGCGAGGGTTGCTACGATCTTGAAAACGGAACAGGCACTAGGTGCGTTCGTGTTTATGTGAAGGTGAACGCGTAATGAGTACCCGAAGCTCTATTGCGATCCTCGAAGACAATCAGATTAAATCTATCTATTGCCACTCAGACGGCTACCCAAGTTATATGGGCGAATTACTCAAGAGCGCTTACGCGACTATTGACCGAGCCAAAGAGATTATCGCCCAACACGATTGTTCTTTTCTAGCTTCGACTATCGAGGAGAGCCGGTTCTATAACTCTTGGCGCGGGGAGAACACTCAAGCTGCCGTTTGGTCTAGTAAAGCAGAATGGATTGATTGGGCTGGAAATGCTGGCCTCGAGTTTGTCTATTTGTTTGACGGATCTGAGTGGACTTGGGAAGCGATCTAATGCTCAAGATATTGTTCAAGGTCACAAAAATAATTCACGATAAATATGGGATTTTTATTAACCCAATTGACCTCCAACCCAAAATGATTTATCTGAATATTAAGAGGAAGGTAACGAAATGATTACAAAGCGAGGCAAGAGAGTTCGAGCAGTATTTATCGTGTTAGCAATCTACGCCGGGTTCAAGATTACCGGCAATATCTGGTGGGTTGGCGACCACTATTGCTGGGGATCAATGACCGAGTGCGTATTAGGAGGCAAATAAATGGAGATCTGTACACAATGTAAGTCACAAGTAGATCGTTTAGCGATATTTCCCGGTGGCCTATGCCTCGAGTGCTGGGCAATCTCACCGGAGGCCAATCGTCAGATCACAGCGCATGAATTGGCGCAGATGTGGGGAGGCAAATAATGAAGTTCAAAGCCATAGTGGAAGTAGATCTGCCGGAGGATCTAAATAAATACGCCGAAGCTCCGAGAGGGTCGCAGCTCTCTTATGTTCAGGCGCTTGCTAAGATCCGCCTAACGCTAGATCTTGATGACGCGTTACGGATATACGGCATACAAGCACAAACAGTTAGCGTGGTAAAGGCTCACTCGTGAAATGTTTTTGGTGCGGATCTCGAGGCGGATTGATCAATCAGTTAATTATTTATTTGACCTCGGACAACCAAGCTATTTATGAGTGTGAATGGTGTACGCATTTAATCTATCAACGGATACGGAAGGAAGGCAGCGATGACTAAGGAAGAAGAATACTCAGGCTGGAAGAACTACGCGACATGGAATGTGTCGCTAACTTTGAACAATGATTACGGTCTCTATACCGGGGCAGTAGCGTTCATGAAAGGCTATACAGGCAAGAGACCTTATATAGATTTCTGTGAAGACTCCGGCCTAGAACATCAAAAGACTCCAGATCGCATAAATTGGATCTCGGCAAAATTGGATTACAAGGCGCTCAACGAGATGATGTACGAGCTTCTAGGATGAGCGATCTGGAAATGTGTACGCGTTGCGAAGACAAAGTAGATCCTGACGAGATGATCAGATTGCTTGATTGGAAATTATGCGAAGTCTGTCAGGGTGATATCTGATGAGCATGAAAGGGTCAGGGATTTATTCAGAGACGGTAACGCGAGAGATCGTGTGTTTGGAGCGTTGCTGGGATTGTATAGATGTTAAGCGATCCTGTGACTCTGTGTTTGAGGTAGACCTCGAGACAGACGATTGGGGCAACATAGAACAAGAGATCGAATGTAAGAAATGTCAGCACACATATACCTATACGGAGGAGCGAGAATGAAATACACAATTGTAGTTATGGCAGACGGTAAAGAAGCTTGGCGACAAGATTACGATGACGCGGTAAAGGCAGTTCATTCGTTTGACAAATTTATAGATCACGGCACATTTTGTAAAGAAAGAATAATTACGCTTACTGAGCCTAACGGTCAAGCGCACATTAAGACTTTTTATCACCCGGCGTTCGTTCCGGTTAAAGGGTAGAATAATCCCGTTCCATTACCAACCGAGAGGAAAAGAAAATGGACAATCTAATATCCCGCTGCGCCTTTGGCGCTTGGCATTATGGGGAACAACTCTGCGAAGCTTGTAAAAAGGGGCAGAACGAGTAACGGGTTAGCAAGTTCGCGCAGATCCTCTTAGCAGCCGTCTTAACGGTAGGATTTGTAGCGCTCCCTCACGCTGAGGCCGAAGCTCCAAAAGCAAACTACGAACAAAGAATGCTGGCGATGACTCCGAAAGCCTACGCGCTTAAACTCGTAACGGCTGAATGGCCTTTGACCAAACAATTCTCCTGTCTGGCGCAGCTTTGGGGCAAAGAGTCTGGCTGGAACCCACGCGCCTTTAATCCAATCAAGGTCAATGGCAAACACGCAGGAGGTATTCCTCAGATCCTTGGACTTGATCCTTTGCTGCCACACACAAAGCAGATTGACCTTGGGATCAAGTATATTAAGCACCGTTATTCCACTCCCTGCCGGGCGTGGGCGTTTTGGCAGATTAGGAAATGGTACTGATGAGTATTATTGAGATAGTTCCGCCGGGCGTTTGGGTCTCACCGACTTCGACTCCGCCGGAGTGGGAAGATGACGAAGACGAATAAATAGATTACTATGCGCTTATGGATAAGGCGATAGTCAAGATAGTCGAGCTAAGGGCTGGCTACTACTGCGAAAGCTGCGGTGGTACGGCTACTGAGTCTATGGCCTTACACCATAGGAAGTTAAAAAGCCGGGGCGGTAAAGACACGCCGGCTAATTTGATACGGGTACATCACGGTTGCCATAATCTAAACACCGATAGTATTCATCTCAATCCGGAGAAGGCTGAGGATAAAGGCTGGATGACTCCTTCGTGGAAAGATCCCGAAGAACAACCCATGCTTTACCATAATTCTTTTTTCGTATTACTACACAATGACGGTTCTATTACAACGCTAGGAGAAGGTAAATGAGTATTCCAATTCAGATCAAAGGTAATGTCGGATCAGATCCAGAACTAAAGTTTTCAAAAGCAGACAAAGCTTGGGCGACATTCAGCCTCGCTTACACGCCACGAACAAAACAAGGCGAACAATGGATTGACGGCGACACGATGTGGTTTCGCGTAGTCCAGTTTGGAGACAAAGCCGAACAATTGGTGGATCAAGTGAGCAAAGGCGACAAAGTATTCGTAGTGGGATCTTGGAAGCAATCCACCTACACGAACAAAGAAGGCGTGGAAAAGACCAATCTTGAAATTAACGCTGCTGAGATCTATGTGATACCTAAAGAAGGCAAAAAGGCTCAGCCTCGACAGCAGGAGGAGGTAGCGCCTTGGTGATCTCAGAAGTTCCTTTAGGAAAAGAAGAAGGCTTGATGAGTTCTGCGGAAGTAGCGCAGCATCTTGGGATCAATATGAATAATTTGCGTCAGATCCAGAGCCGAAAGACTCTCGTTTGGGTTAAGAAATTAGGCCGTAATGTTTATTATCGGGAAGCAGAAGTTATCGCTTACGGAATTAAACGAGAAGCCCGTAAAAAATCGTAGTATTTGACTATGACTATTGTGGCCGATATTGAGATAGTAACTATCGCAGAGATAGATGAAGCTTTGGCGCACCTGCGAGAGCTTCTCCAAGATCGTTACGGCAATCGGCTGACTCATCAGAAAAGAACGCTACTGCTGGACAGTTTAGATGACTTGTTAGACGCTCGACTACAACTCACGATGAAATAATCTATTTAGGAGGCAATATGGAGATCAAACAGGTACTACTAGGCGACCTCAAGTTATATCGGAACAACCCGCGTAAAGGTAATGTAGATCTAATTGCTGACTCGCTAAAGCGTTATGGTCAATATAAACCTATTACGGTCAATGCCAACACCGGAGAAATCCTAGCCGGCAACCACACTTACCAAGCTGCGGAGACTTTAGGCTGGGATTACATAGATGTTGTTTATGTCCATGTAGACGACATAACCGCAGCAAAGATCGTGGCTATTGATAATCGTTCTAGTGATAATGGAACATACGACAACAAACAATTAGCAGAACTTCTCGAGGCTTTGCCTGAGTTAGACGGAACTGGCTACACCTTCGAGGAATACGACAGCCTCTTAGCGGTGATGAACGAAGCTACAATGCCTGTTCTATCAGATCAAACTTATTTCACCTCAGTAGAGGTAGGAGATACCGGGCAAAGCGGAGTCCATTTCATTCCAACTTTGGGAGATTATGCGGAACGCTATGCTCAAAAGGCTACGCGTATGTTGATGATGGACTATGACAACGATACTTATGTATGGTTGATTGATAAACTAATCCAATATCGAACAGCCAATAATATTACGAGCAACTCTGACGCGGTATTGAGCCTTGTGGAGAATGCCGTAGGAGAGAAAAGACCCGTTAATGAACTTAGCTGAGTTACCTGTCTATAAAGTCAAACGAGTTATGACCGAGGAAGACGCAAGCGCACTTGTTGGTACTACCGTTCCAGAATTTGAACCAACTTGTAATAAAGAAGGGATCTGGATTGACGAAGACACAGAAGAAGTCATATTTGTCTATTTTCCAATGGAGCAAGAAGTCAATCTTCTTCGAGCAGCAGTTCTCAATATCAATTACGGTGAAACAATCCGGCAATCAAGTGGACTCAAAAATAAATCAAGAACTTTCGGAATGGCTCCACGCAAGATATTCCAACGCAGAGAGACTTGCCGACCAACTACCCTCGCGTTAGAACAGCCAAGCGAACACGCAGTATTGATCGCTTTTGCTGAAAGGTTCGCGCAGCTCTATAAAGAGTTTGCTCCAGATCTATACGAGAACGATAAGAAAAACCTTGAAAACGCAGGATTATCTGATGAGTGGCGTATGACAGATGACGCGCTTTGGACTTCCGGAGTAGTAAATAAGTCTTCAACTTTGCCTTATCACCGAGACGGCTTCAATTTCGCTACTTGGTCTGCGATGCCGGTGATCCGTAGAGATATGTCTGGCGGGTATCTCACTTTGCCTGAGTACGATCTGACTTGTTCTTGTCGTGACGGCTGGGTGACTTTCTTTGCCGGATACAAATATGTTCACGGAGTAACTCCAATGTCTCCAAAGACCAAAGACGCTTACCGATATTCGATAGTTTATTATGCTTTGCGCGGTATGAAAGATTGTTTTACTTACGCAGTAGAAACGGCTAAAGGCAAAGAGTCTCGAACAAATCGAGAAGACAACATGGCGCGAGCGCTTAAAGGCGAGATAGATATGCCAACAATTGGCAAGGTAAAGAAGATTGAATAGTGATTATGCTTATTTTCATGAAGCGCAAACTCAATCACGCGACATGGATCCTGCTTATCCGGTATTAAAATGGTTTGCGGATCAGTTAGAAAGAGATAAAGGATTGTGGCTAACATTTCTATTCGTTGGTTACTATCACATGGGGTCAGCGCTTAAAGCGTTTAGCCTTTATCCAGTTCCTACTGTTCCGGATCAAGAGACTCTCAAGCTACCAATCGCACAACCTCGCCGGGCACATAGATCTACATTAAAGTTCGCTCAGCACCTTGACTCTTTGTGCCGAAAGATAGATGAGCATGACGGTCTAGGCGCATGGCTAGATAGCGCCTGTACCTCAGAAGATCCGATAGTCAATTGGAAGACGATCAACGATGAGTTAGCGACTGTGTTCGGTAACGGGCGTTGGGCTGCCTACAAAACGGCAGAGATCCTACTCAAAAGCCACGGGTTCAATCTCGAAGTGCCAGACATGGGTAATGCGAACTCAAGTGGGCCACGCAAAGGCTTAGGTTTATTTTTTCCGGGTCTGCCTATGGGCAATTCTCCTGACGAGATAACGAAGCTTGATGACCTTAGCAACGAAGTAGTCAAATACCTGACAGGCAGAGTTACTCAAGTCAGCATGGAGACAGCCGAGACCTCGTTGTGCGATTTCTATGCGATGACAAAGGGGCGTTACTATGTCGGCATAGACATAGATGAAATGTTAGAACAATTACACCGCGTTCCTTCTGACCTGACTGAGTGGGCTTTAAAGGCAAGATACGAGACTTTGCCTCATAACTATTTAGGCGAACTTAACGGTTGGACAGGAATAGACAAAAGCCGTAAATCTGTATACAGCCAAACTCGAGAGATTGCGGTGCGATGAAACTAATTGTGATTGGGGCAGGGATCGCGGGATCATCAGCAACAAGGATCGCCCGGAGCAAGGGTTGGGAAGTGACTTTGATTGACCACGCACCTGAACAAGCTGCGTCACGATCCGCTTTGGCGACTATTCGCCCTACTTGGTTCAGTAAATCTGAACGCGCCGATCTTGAAAGATCGTGGGAGTGGTACAGCGCTTGGGGAGCAGCCGGATCAAAAGAGGCTTATGTATCAAATTGGCGCAGCCCAGAAATTAAAGCGCAAAAAGATTGGTGGCTAGTAGATCCACTCGTACCTTTACTTGATCCAGACATAACTGAGCGCGTGATTGGTATTGA